CCTGCGTTAATTTATCTCTTTTTCTTAAATATGTTTCTCTTGCCCTTCTTGCCGCATCACCTGTGAACCTTGCCCCCTTCATAAAATCTTTCATATAGTCATCATAATCTTTCAGAAGCTCTTCTGATTTTCCGTAAGCATCCTTGCCGTTTTTAAAGAAATAGCCATTTTCCTTATCATATAAATTTTTTTGCTCCCATTCAGAGCTTTTATTAACCATCTCCAAAATGTTTGTATCGTCAATTCTATCCTTGATTTTGAGCATTGCATCACCAAATTCACCCATAGCTTTGCCGACATTTCCTTGTGCTTGTGCAATGTTTGCCCCAAACATGTTTGGATTAGCATCAAGTCTAATATATTCATTTGGTATAACTTGCGGTGTAACCTGCCTTTGATATTGTGGTACAGTTGGCATATTATCTTAATCCTCTTACTTTTCTTGTCCTATAAAAAAATTCAAAATCTTTTGGTATATTCAAACCCACCGGATGCGGATGGTTAAAATTAAAACCAAACTTTGAAAGCCATTTTTTGGCGAGTTTATTTTCCTTATAAAGAATATTAAAGGTGAACCAAAAGCTCTCATCAAAATTATTAATTTCTTTTTTAATGTTCCTTAAAAGACATATTTGATGATTGACAATTTCAGGGGTTGAAAGAAGCCATACAGCCCCAACCCCCTCTTCTGTCGTTTTTGCACAGCCGCCCATACAAACAGGAGTATCATCATCTTTTTTGCAGCCGAGTACAAAATAATCATCATTGTTCATTATGTCTTTCAAACACTCTTCAACGTAGTTCTCACCCCTCTGATATGCTGCCTCATGTCTATCCTCATCCCTTAAATGTTCTAATATATATCTAACATCTTTTTCGTTTTTTTCTTTGCGATACATTTTTACCTTCAATAAATTTCTTCTTCAAAATCATCTTCTTCAAAATCATCTTCATCCGGTTTTCCGTATGTTTTAACGAGTTCCAAAACAACACGCTTCATTTTGCATTTATCGCCCAAAACATCATGTATGGTGCATTTAGAACAATTACAACCGATAAAATAACAATCCTTTGCCTGTTTAGTCCAACCATATTGAATTTTAAATTTGTTAAAATCCAAATGCCTTCTCCCAAACCTAATAACTTGTATCTGATATATCTTCAATGTTTACTATTGCACTTACTGATGATATTGTGAGAGGCAGGGGATATTTTTGCTTTAAGTGGATTGTTGCCCTGTCCGTTGGAGTATTCAAAGGAGTTGCTTCTTTTTTTCCGGAATATAAATATCCGCTATCATTAATGCTTTCAATACATCTTGCAAGTTGTGTTTCATGCCCCTTGTTGCCAACAATCCAAAAATCCTCTCTTGAATTCAAAATATTAACAGTTACGGTATTAATTTGCTTTTTGAGCCCATGTGTGTTTTCGCCTTCAACCCCTAATGTTTCAAATTCAAATTCATAAGGCAGCCCCACAACCAAATCCGTTGTTTCTTTTGGAAGTGTTATAGTTCCTTCATCAGATACCTTCAAATCTGTTATAACACCGCCATCTGCAAGCACTATTACATCCGTATTTTTCAAATGATTAAGTCCGGATATAGAAGTTACGGCATTATTAAAATGCGCCTGCAATCCGCAATCAACTAGAAAACCTGTTTTTGCATTATTAATAATTCTTGTTTTTGTTCTCTCAATATATCTAACATCAGAGCCATTAATTTTCCTTTTAATTACAAAATACGCAACATCCTCTTTGCCTTCTCTGATAACCGCAACACTTTCAAATGTACCTTGTGTTTGCCATCTGCCCCAACCGCACAGCTTTTGTTTTTTGTTGTATGTCAAAGTTGCCATTGTGCCATCATTAAAAACTACATAAACAAGCCTGTATGGTGCTTTCGCATAGGCGATGTATATAACTTCTTTTCCCTGAAATAAATGACTTGCAAATAACGATAACTCATCGCCATCATAACTATCTGATAAATAGTCATATCCTAATTCTCTTATTACACCACCGCCTGCTTCAACAAATATAACCATTGAACCGGAAACAATAGGCTGAACATGGGAAGAGCCATAACATGATTGAATAATTGCAACAGGCATTGGGTTTGCTTCAAACTTGCCATCTGCCCCATTTATTTTGTATTCTGAATTTGATGTTAGTGCAATTAAGTCTTTAAATGGAATTAAATGCATAATTTCATTAACTTCTCTATCTGCAAGGGGTAATTCAACCGCATCAGTTGCAATAAGTGGTCTTGAACAATTAAAATTGTTTGAAGTTGCGGTTTGAGAAGCATACAAAGTTTGCGGATTATTTACGGTATTTGCATATATTTTTCTTTGTTGAAAATAAGCGCAACATGTTGGATTATTATTATTATCAAAAGGGTTTTTCTGAATAGGTGCAGTTTCCTTTAAATCAGGCTCAATATTGTCATCCGTAAATGATGTGGCGGTTGATGTTCCGACATATCCAAATATACCATTTACTGAACGATACACATTGTATTCTGCCGCACCTGCAACGGCAGACCATGAAATTGTCATATATTCTGATGTAGTCCAATATGCTTCTCTATGCCCTGTAACATTAACACTACTTGACCTTGCACTCTCTTCAAGAGTTTCGGCATCAACTGCTGTTACGAGGTATGTATAACTTCTTGTGTTAGAGCTTGTATCTCCATGCCATGTTGCAGATATATTTGTAGGTGCAGTTATTGACGGCTGAAATTGAATATCATTTAAAACCCAATTATCATGGTCATATCTTATAAGTTCTTTTGGCGCATAGTCAATATGAGTTATAGTTAAAATATCTGCTGATTGAGCAAATTTTAATCTTTGAAGGTCATCTGCTTTATATGGTGTTACAATTTCATAAATATCCTGCTCTATCCATTTTCCGTTTTCTAAATCATCTGCAAATGTTCCTGCTGTATGATTTTCAAGGCAGAAATAATTTTTATCATCATTTGTTACAAAATCACCTTTTTTGTAATTTGTACCTGTTACCCAAAGGGAAGCATTATCAACGAGAATATAACCGCCATCTTGAATAAATCTGAAATATTTATCGCCTGCTTCAATTACATAAGTTTGTTCTGAGTTAAATGTAAAAGGAATAAGGCGCACTTTTTTTGTGCTATCTTTAACGGTTCCTACATATTCAAGACCACTTCTGTTTGAAACACATCCTTCCTGATGTACAAAACCATTCTTTAAAGTCTTTAACCCAATTGCATATTGTTCAACATCAGTTCTCATGTATAGAGGCGGACAAAGTTCACCTCTTGAAAAACTTACTTGTGATATTCTTGTATTTGCCATCTATCTAATCACCTTGCATCCAAATACGTGCTTTTATCTTCATCAACTTCTTGACCTTCTGATGCGTTTGAAATATATCCTAATCTCAATTTATCCCAATATTTTTTAAGTGCATCATTAGCCTTTTGTTCTGAACCTGTTATTGCCTTGCCTGTTACACCTGCAAGATAAAGAGCAAGGGAAGCTGCATATTCCGCAGTAAAAAATGTTTCTTGTTCAACTCTTCTTGTATATCTTAATATAATGGATGATACATTAGTTAATATTACCTTTTGCCCTGCTTCATTTGCAGAAATTTTAAATTTCTTTTTTTCACCATTGCCGTATGCTTCAAATACTTCACGAGCACTTATACAATCGTTTGGGCTGTCATATACATAATTGAAACGAGGGTCAAGACATTCATCCGTTGTTGGTGTTAAGTTTCTGTATTTTTCCGCAAAGTTCCAATCAAAAGATTTTAAAACTTCATCCCTTGCATTTTCATAGAAGTTACGAAGAATAATTGCCCTTGTATCATCTTGTGCATCTGCATTTGCAATAGGTGCTGTTACACCTAATTCATTTAAAGCCATATTAAATATTTTTGTTTTTGATATTGCCATTTTTTATTTCCCTAATCATAAAGAATATCTGCTGCATCTCTATCTTTATATTTCTTTTTAGCCGGAATAAACCTATTGCCTTCCCAATAGCCTGCATATTTTTTCATTTTGCCTTTTGCATATTTACTTTCAACAGAAAAAGTTTCATGGTTTGGTTTTTTATATGTGTCCGGAAAATGAGTATCTGCTGTCATATCAGAACCCTCATCAGAATTTTTAATCATATCTTTCCAAAATCCTCTAAAATCATAATCCTCACCATTATCTTCCGGATGCACAGTTCCATTTTCTTTTGCTTGTGCAAACCATATTTTAAATTCTTTTTCATCTTCTTCCGGTAAAATTGTTTCATAATTATCCATTGTTATATCTCCTTACTTTTTTATTATAATTTTAAGTTTACTCCTTTTGGAGTTGGAGTTGGTGATGGAGTTGGAGTTGGAGTTGGAGTTTTAGGTTGTTTTGGATTTTTTGGTGTTTTGTCGCCACCCATACCGCCAAACCATTTATAAGCAACATCTCCTGTTTTGCTTAATCCATCAAAGCCCACTGCAAGGGCATTCATCCTGCCTGCCTGCAAAGCATTTTGTCCTTCAATAATATCCAAGTTTGCTTGATTTTGAAAATTACTTGCTTGCTGTTCATATTGCAGGGCTTTTCTTTCATAGTTATATCTTGTTTGAAGCGCATCCAATTCACCCATTGCAGCAGTATCTTCAATAACATCAAGCGCAGTACCTTGTGTTACGTCAACTCCGTTTGCTGCCATTGCAGTTTGTTGAGAACCGACTGCTTGAATTGCTTTCATTCTCTGCAATCTTGCTTCTTCAATACCTTGTTGCCTTTCTAATGCGGCATTATCTTGTGCAATTTCTGCATTTTGTTTTGCAACTTCCGCTTGATAATTTTGATATGCTTCTTGTGCCTTACCTTGTTGAATAGATGATGTAACACCCATAGCAGTACTTGCGATAGTTCCAACTGTCCCAAGTGCAATTGCAGTATTTGCGGCAACCGCAAGAGCTGTTGCTACTCCTGTTGAAACACCTGTTGCCGTTGCAATTGCAGTTGCAGTAATTATGCACATATTATTTCCCTTCTTTCAATGCTTCTTCAAGCTCTTTAATTTGTTCTTTAACAGACTTTTTATCTGCATCCTCAATTAATATTCCTTTTTCAATTCCGGCATTAATAAGTGTTTCAAGATATTCATTTTCATCTTTCGTTGTACCGTCATCCGGAGTTTCCTCTTCTTTTTTTACAGGAGTTTTTTCTTCCGGAGTTTTTTCTTGCTTCTTGCCATTTTCAATGCCATCTGCAAGAGTTGCCCAAGATGGCAATTTCTTTTCTTTTAAATCAATAATTCTTCCTGCTTTAATAAATTCATCATTGTAATAACAATCTTTAATAACTTTAACTTTCATGTTTCTCCCTTCAAAAAAAGGCAGAGGGAAAATCCCTCTGCTTGTGTTGTTTACATATCTTGATAGGAACCATCATTAGCCGCAACAATACCTGCTGTTATTTTTCCGGCTGTTGCGGATGAACCTGTTACATCATAATAAAGACGTAAATAGCCTTTATTTCCTTTTGGAACGTAGTTAATAGGTGCTACATATCCTGCAACTAAATCTGCTGCTGCAATAGCTCCTGTTGTTGCAAGTGTTATAGGTGTTGTAAATGCAGCATCAGTTGCAGTTTGCACTTTAATTTCAAGTGAAGTTAAAGTTGCAAATGTTTCTGTAACCTGTATGCGTAAAGGTATTGGTGTTCCAAATGCCACTTCTTTTAATTGTCCTTTTGCCAAACAAACAACATTAGTTGATGCGGCATCTGCTGTAATTGCTTGATTTTCCGAAAATAAATTTTCCTTATCGTATAACATTTTTTATTTCTCCTTTTAATTTTTTTTGTAATAAAATGGCGGAATGTTTATCGTGAGGTAAACCGCCATCCTCACCTTTTATTAGAGTTTCCCACGCAAAATTAAGATACTTGTGCTTCTGTATCAAGAATTTGGTCGCAGCATTTTACAGGTATGCCCAAGAAATTCACAATCGGCTGTCCTGCAACTTCATTTAGAGTTAATTGAACATTTGTTTTCTTCATTGCTTGAAGGTGTAAATATGTTTCAATTGTTTCATTTACATAAATAACAGTTTTACCGCCTTTTGCGTGTTGTTTAATTCTGTGATACATTTTAACCATTAATTCAATTAAATCTGCCGCAGAAGCTCCTGCTAAATCAGAAACATCAATGTTTGCAATACGACCGTTAGCTCTATAATTTCTAACGGTTAAGCCAACATCCCAAGAGAAATAATCTCTATATGCTTCATAATCATTGCCACTTGCATCATGAGCTGTTACTTGACCTTTATCTTCATGTTGCAAGCCTGCTTTACTTCCTTTCGGATAAATAAGATGAGTATGTTTATCGCCCCAAGTTACAAACCAAATTGAAGTGTTATCAGAACCGCTTCCACCTGCTGATATAATTTGATAACCAATATTGCCTTTTGTGGTAGAGATTTTGTTGTAACGAGTTGCCAAGCCATCAAATGCAGCATCATTTTTGCCTTTGTTACCATAGAAGATATTTGTTTGAACCTTATTGTTCATACCTTGAATGTGTGCTTCTGCTTCATTCAATCTAAATTGGTTAGTGTTTCCGTTTAAATCTGCAAGTTTTTTATCCACAAGTGAATAGTCATCAAGCATTGCAGTTGTGTCTGTTACAGGTGTATAATCACCTTTTTGACATTTAACACCTTGATAGAATTTTCTAAATTCAGGGTCAGGTAAACCGTTTCTTACAGTTGTTTTGTGTGATGTACCATCATTACATTCCAAAGTTACCGCATCCTCTAACAGAGTGTTGGATTGAACAAACAAATCAATAATCGTTGCCGTTACTTTGCCATCACCTTCCATTTGGGAATACATGTCTTTAAGTGTTAAATAAGTGTTTCCTACTGTCGCCATTTTTTCTCTCCTTTTAATTTATTAAGTTACTATTCAACTACTCTTCCGATTTTTTGCTGTTATATAAAATATCCGCAGGGTTTTGTTTAATTCCGACAGGTTTATTTGATTGTGCAATATTGTCATTGCCACAAAGTTTGCCGAGCCTGTGGAACAATTTAATAACAGCCGGATGATAATCAAGATTTAATTCTTGAAGTACACCCTTCAATTCCGGTGTTGCAAATGAGTTATATCCTAAATCCGCAACATCTAAATAAGCATTCATTTTTGCCTTATCACCACCGCCTATTTCCTTATCCGTATTCAACAATTTTTCATAGCTTAATTTTGTTGCTTCTTTTTCTTGTTTTTTATATTCGGCTAGTTTATTTGGTGCATCCGCCAATTCTTCCTGCCGTATTTCTACAAGAAGGTTAGCAAGTTTATTTGCTGATTGTTGTGATAGATTAAGTTCTTTGCCTATGGGTGCAAATTTTTGGGCAATGTTATCATCAACTGTAATGCCATCAGGTAGTTGTAAATCTTTAAAATCATAATTTTCAGGTGCTCCATAAACACCTTCACTTGTTGCATCTGCTGCATTATCGTCATTAATATCTGCTGCATCTGTATCTAAATTTATATTGTCATTAACGTCTTGTGCATCCGCAGCTTCTTGTTCTAATCCTCTTTCTGCTGCTGTTTGTTCTTGTTCTGCCATAATTGTTTTCTCCTTCCTTCTTCAATTTGAATAAATTTGTTAAAATTGCTTTCCTTTAATAAATCCAAAAGCCATAAGCCCTGCTCTCTTCTTCCTCTGTTAAATACTTCCATATCATGATTTTGGAAATTACAGCCTCTTTCATAAGCACCTAGTTTATCTAACAGAATTTCAATGAAACATAAGCCATTATCAGTATTTGCAACATTTTTCAATGTCATTTTTATTTCATCATCTGTATAATTCATCTGTCTTTTTCATCTCTAAAATCAACCGGAAACAATAAAACAGGGTCAAACACTCTCACATTTTCTAAATCACATCTCTCAAATTGAGTATCAACTTCAAAAATCTTTTTGCCAAAAAGTTTATATGATTTTTTTTCTTGAAATTTTATTTTATCCACTAACCTTGTCCTAATCTTTGCATCAACTCACCGCCGAAGGCATCAGCTCCGCCCATATTCTTAACGAGTTGAGAGCCCTGCATCAATTGCGCCATCTGTTCTTGCTGTTGCTGTTTTTGTTGTGCGGCAGCTGCAATTGCATCCATTTCCCTTGAAGATTTAATTTGTTCAGGGTCAATGTTTGCGAAGTCGGCATAATCCTCAATCATCTTTTCAGGGTTTATTTTTTTCACCAAAATGGGGTCAATTGTCTGTGCCATATTTGCAACAAATGTAGTAAATCTTTCCATTGAAGCAATGTTTTGAGCTTTCATTGCTTGTGCAAGAGTTGATATAAATTCTGTTTCAATTTCCTGCCCTCTTAAACTGTCAGGAATTTCAGGCAATATACCAACTCTCTCTTCTTCATAAAAAATCCAATCAAGAATTTGTTTTAAGGCGATATGAATTTGCTCTAATAATGGTGATAATAAAACCATTTTCTCTTCTT